TTTTCTAAAAGTGGATTTAGATGTCTAAGCTGACAGTATTGCTGGACGACTTCTTGCGCCGACCGCTTCGTTTCGGCATATTCGCATCTCCTAGGTTCTTAAGATCCTCAATACTGATCGTGCTGCTATCGTTTGCGGATTGTTGCTGGGGAGGCCCTTGAATATTAATAGTTTTCGTCTTGAGTCCCGACAAGATATCATTAACATCCCGAGGCCCCTTCATTTCCGGACGCGTTTGTCTCATAGTCTTTTCCTCTGTGAAATTGCTTCTCCCTAAATTCATTGACGCATTATTGTTTCCCGGCCGACCACTTGGAGGAGGGGCGGAATTAGGGCCCTGTGTAGCCATTGGTGGCGGAGGGCCTGCCGAAGATCCGGGCGTCATGATGTTGTTCATAAATCCTGAAAACCCTGGATTTGTTTGCGACATAGAATTCACCGCGGCAGTCTGAAACGACCTCATCAAATCAGGGTTTTGGCGCAAAATATCGTCCATCCCGGGCATAGAACTCTTGAACATTGTGTTCGTCATGTGCACCATCATCGCACTCCCCCCCAGCTGGAATAACAACTTTAATTCTGGAGCCATAGATGCGCGCGACTTATATTTCTCATGTAACTCTCCAAAAATATCATCATAATCCGTTATATTCTCGTTAATTTGCTCACTCCATCCATCCAGCTTAATATCAAATGGGTCGAAACGTCCATTCAAAAACTCAATTCCATTGATTGCTGCCATTAGCATATTGCCTTGGAATTTAACAGAGTTTTGCTTAGATTTCTCATCCATAATGGTCTCATATTCACCCTGCATTTCCGCAAGCGGGGAGTCCATGGAATACTTTTTCGTCAACTCGACGCCCTTTTTCTCTAAAGCTTCCAACTTTCGTAAAATCTTGAACTTCTCGCGCAACAATTCCTCTTTGGACATACCGGGGTGTTGAGATACATTTACGTCGGGGTTCATTGGAATATTGTTAAACTTGCCGTAACCATCCCAGGTTTTTGTTTCAGGCGGAAAATCCGCAGTAGATTGGCCGATAGTAGGTGCGGGGCCATCGCTAAATTTAACGGAGGGCTTTTCTTCAGCACCGCCAAACAAACTAGACTTATAGCTGCTGCTGGACGGCATATCTTCAACAAGCCCGTTTAACTCATTCTCTAAATTAGTAAGATCTTCTAAATCAAAATCACTGTTGCCCATAGTTTTTGAATTTTCCTTTACTTTATCATTCATCAACAATTCAATACCAGACCCAAAGTTTGTTTTTTTCCCTCTCCCAAAATCATCGTTGAGGTTCAATTCGGAAATCTCTATTATGTCATCCATCGTATTATTTAAATATAACATATAATTTTAAGTAATACGAACGCTAATATATAAATCAACCTTTGGAAAAGGTTGAGCCAAATCCAAAATCTATTTTAATCCACTCAACCTTTGGAAAAGGTTGAGCCAAATCCAAAATCTATTTTAATCCACTCAACCTTTGGGAAAGGGTTTAAGCGAAGCAAAAACCAAATCTTCACGAAGCAATGTGTGGGGTTGGGGGCTTACGGGGTCCCGAAGGGAACCCCCGTGAAAGGTGGATTCAAGACAATGTCTACAGTGGCAATTGAGTATTTCGCGGTAACAGTAATTTGGTTTTGCTGAGAATCATACACAATCCCCTTGAGTGTAATTTGATTGTCAACTAACGCGTCATGCGCACAATCACCAACAATATCAACATCATCTAAAACAATCGTGTTGCCAACTAAGGAATACGACTCGTCCTTACAATCCAACGCGAAATCCCCTGAAATCGCAAAATCCAAACTAGCAGAGTCGTTGATGTTCACAACAGCGTTAATTGTCTCACCAAATAGCGTCTTGCCTCCAGCATAATTTCCAATCGGCACCTGAGCAGTATAAAAAAGGCTTGCTAAAATAGCGAATAGGTTCATTGTGTATACATATCACTCTCTTTTACACCTTTGAAGATTTAAAATGGGACGATTTACCGCCGACAAAATAAAAATCAAGTGTGTAAATCAATAAGTTGTGCTTCCACAAATGTGGTCTTAACAACGATTGTCTTACTTTTTCCTGTTTTCTCTAAAACAGGTGAAAGACATTGCTTGCGAGTATATTCACTTGGTCTTGTTTGGTTTTCCATCCACGACCTCGTTAGTTTTCTCATATTCACGGCAGAATTAGCATCTCGTGTTCTAAATACGGTTTCTTTGTTTTTACAACTCACGCAACAGAACAGACGATATACATCCGTGTTTTTCTTATCTTTATAATGTTTCAGTTCCTTACAACAATCGCAACATAGTTTGCTGGTATTGAATTCATTGATTGTTATTGTATCAAATCGTTTGTGGATTTGTTTCCTCAATCCTTGATTCATCGTTGGCATGAAATGTTTCATTTGTGTATCCCTACTCCAATTTCCATAACCAATTAGGATATTAGAACCGAATGTTTCTTGGATTTTATTTAGGAATGTATCTATGCTTTTCTTACCATAACTGTATTGACGGAACTTCATTTTTCTCCATACTTCTCGTTTGTAAAACTCTCCAACTTGTTTATTCAATGTGGTCTTTTCTACCAAATACCGTTTGAACTTTGCTACATCAACCGTTTTACTATTTTCCAACGACAATTGAGTTTCTTTTTCGGTTATTTTATGTTTATTTTTCATTTGTAATAGAATTCGTTGGTTGCGTTTCCCATAACTTTCTATTTTTCGTTGTTGTGCGGTGTATTGTAATTTATTACCATTCTCATCCATCATATACACCAACGATTTTTTGCCTGGATCGCATCCCACTACATTCCTATCGCTCAATCCATCCAGTTGCTCTTTGGATAAATCCTCAATGTTGTAAAAGTCTTGCTCCGCAATCGTAGGAACACGAGTTCCCCATTTCTTATCTTTCAAATCTGTTCTAATAAATAACAAACTACAAGAAACTCCATCGGTTTGTATTTGGTGATGAAATTGGTAATTTGCGTTCTTGAATATTTTGTGATTGAGATTAAGAAAATTATTCCATACACTCGTTTGGTTTGCTGTTATGTTTTTCAACAGTTCGCTTTTCTTGGAATTTTCAGGACAGAACAAACTTACCAAACAAGCAGTATCCAAAATGATATGCTTTGGAACAATATTATTGCGGAGGGGGAGTGGTTGGAATAGTTTGTGTTCGCCAGTTTCCAACACTTCGTTCATATACAGCATTCCTTTCAAATAGTTCATAGGATTGACTTTTACATCATAATGAACTGACTTATTGATTTTGGATGGTAAAATGTTAGGTAAATGAGTGGTTTTCCAATTACTAAACATCTCATCCGTTTCATCGTTCAATGAAAGAACCTGATGTTTGAATTTGAAAAGAGTTGATTTATCGTCAGTTATATTGTTCGTGGTCTTATTTACGAAACGCAAAAAATGTTGAATGAACCTTTCTTGTGCGTTATTTGATAATGATGTATTAATTTGCGTTGCTAAATACGGTAGTAAATGAGGTTTGTTTTTCAAATTGGTTTTCTCGTGGTTTAACAATGGTTGATATTCGGTATTGTAAAATGTTTCTAAACTTTCCAATAATCCAACATTCGCCATATGTCGTCCTCTCACATCACGAGTTCCTAAAACTTTCAAACAATACAAAATGAATGTATCATCTATGACAGGTAAAGTCGTTTTATTGGAATAGCAACTAATGACATATAACCGAATAAACTGATAAGCGTGGATTACTAAATCATTCATTTCAAATACTAAATTATTTAGGACAGGTTGGACTAAATTGCGGTTTTGTAAAATAGATTTGAGTGGTATTTTGAAAGTTTTGTAAGCGGACTTGTCAGTATTTCTCATAACATTGTGAAACTCTTTGAATTCGTCTTTCAACTTCTTCTTTTTCACCATTCTATATACTTACTAAACATTTTATATTTAAGTAATTAAACGAATGATTTCTTATTCCTAAATATTATTGCCTGTATTATTTTCCTTTTTTTTCAAATAATATTTTTTATTATATTCCTTCCTTTTGTCTGTCGGTATTGGATTAGATTTCATTTTTTCAAGTAATTCTTCTTTGTGATTTTCATAGTAAGTCTTATTTCGTTTAGGTGCGGTATATTTTTTGAGATGTTCCTTCGTTTCATTCAACTCATCGTGTAATTTTTTATTTTCATCTTTCGTTTTATTTAATTCTTCTTGTATCAACTTAATTTTATTATTGACTTCGTCATCCATTGGTATTACTGTTATGTGAATATATTTATGTTTGTTTTCAACAAAAATATATATTATCACTCAAAAATCGTCCCATTTTAAATCTTCAAGGGTGTAAAAAAGAGAACAAAACAAACTTTTAGAAAAACGGGGGTAAACCCCCGTAAGCCCCCCTCTTATACTTTTTTGCTCGCTTTTTCTAAAAGCGATTTTGCTCGCTTTTTCCATAAGTATTACGGAAACTTCGTGGATAAAAGCGATTTTGGCTTCTTGCTTCGCTAAAACTCCGCGGAAAAAGGGGGTTCTAAGGCGCGTCGAACCCCTCGTTTATCTGTTTTGCTCCACTTTTCCAAAAGTGGATTTATGTCAATTTATTGTTGATATACCAAACCCCTTGTAAAAACGAGTCGGCTAAATCGTCCTTTTTGCCGTGTTTTGCAAAATATTCGAGTTGTTCATAGAAAAAGTTGTTAGTGGTAATCAATTCCAGACACCGTTTGATGCCAAGTTGTTTTCTGTCCTTGTAATTTGTCTTGTCCGCAGCATCACAGTCCTTCAGTTTGTTGGATGCGGCGACAAATTCAATAATTTTTACAGGGTGTTGACACATTATGAAATATTGGGCAATCATTCCTTGGACCGTTTTCATGCGGTTCGCAATTGGACTGATTTGGTTTTCAATGAGAACATAATCAATCGTTCCTTCTTCGTCAAACAAGGCATTGAATTTTGTCTTGATGATACTTCCAATGCTAACAAGGTCCATTTTGGATGCGTTGACTGTTCCAATTTCTGCGAAACAATTGTTGGCAACATGTTCATTAATCAAGTCGACTAGGGTTGCCTTTTTGATATTATCCTCATGTTGAATTTTATATTTGGTCGCAATATCCTTTAGTTTTTGGATTTTGTGTTTATTGATTTTTTTCAATTCGGTGGTTGGAACAAGATATTTTTGTTTTTTGGAGTGTTTCAAACAAAAGCATTGGTCGTCCTTTGTAAATTTGGCAGGTTTTCCACAAACACTCGACTTATCTGTAAATCCACACAACTTACATTCCTTTTGAGAGATGTCGGCAATATCCCATTTGGTAATTTTGTAATCGTTGTTGCTCACGGACTCAAATAAACAGAATGCCAAATTCTTGATTCCTACATCAATACTCAAAACCTTCATATACATTGTGTAAGTAATTTATTATTATGTTGTTTTTATTTTGGTACAGTAATTGTAGGAGCAATCATTCGCGCATTCAATTGTTCGCGCGTCAAATAAGGGTTTTTCAAGTCGCTATTACAATACCCGAACCCGGGTTTCGCGGTATCAAACGATGACCGATACGTAAACGGAACATTAGATGACGGAGTCGTATTCGTCGTTGTATGCGGGTCAAGGCCAAGATCATAACAAGCCTCCTTGGAATTGTATTTCATGATTTGAAGACCGTTTTTTTGTAAGAATTGGCGGTATTGCCAGTTGGACTGGATATTCTCTTGTTGCTGAATACGGCTATTGATGACAGCTTCCGGTTGCCAAGACGCATAATTACGACCATCTGCCATGATCGGCGGGAAATTGAAATGGATATTGTTGGAGCCACTATAACAAGTTGCAAAAGACATGTTATACTAGTAATAGATAAAATTTTATTCAGGTCCACTTTTTAAAAAGTGGAGCAAAAACAGATAAGGGGGAGAGCAAAAAACGTGGATTTGGACCAACTTTGGCTTCTTGCTTCGCTAAACGCTTTTTTCGCGAAGTTTCCGTAATACTTATGGAAAGGTGGATTTCC